TGGGTAAGCGCGGGTTTATCTGTTACAAGAGGCGGATCTCCTCCCCCGCTTATCCATGTCCCAAATCTGTTGAAGAAATCACCGAAATTGGCGTTTATGTCTCCGCCTGCTATTGACAAGGGCGTATCTCCCGGTTTTGCTCCGGTATATCCAGGCGGGTATAAATGGCTATCTTGTGTCGGACCTTTTACAAAATTATTCATCCATGCTGCCGTGGCATTTGCGCCTGCGACAATTTGTGTCCAGGGTATCGCAGTCACAAAGTTTTGAACTGCCGTGGCGTAACTTTGCCAAGGCACCGCTTCCAATCCCTTCTCAAAATTCAATAATGACATCTCAAACCCAGTCGGTACGAGACTTGCGCCATGCCCTTGATCTGCCGGGCCGTTGGAAGGAATGCCAGCAGATCCAGCTGCCGTTCCAGGAATGTAGTATTTTTCCGGGTGCGCCATTGCATAGGCTATATCGGCCTGTGTTGCCCACGGCGCGAGCTGTGTCCCGCCTGGCGAACCGGATGCGGGCGTGCCTGCGCTGGTCGCGGTTGCAGATGCAGTAGCGCCCTGAACGCCCAACACCACCCCGAGGAACTGCCCGAATTGTTGAATAGCCGGCGTGAGCGAAGTAACCAACCTGCCAATCCAGCCAATCAGAGCATCCACCGCCGGTACCATCGCAGAGCCGAGAATGACAGCTATGCCGGTAAACTGGTCTTTCATGGTGGCGAGGTCTTCGTTCAGGTGCTTGATCTGCTCGACCTGTGTATCCGATAGAGCCAGCCCCATCGCCTTGGCCTGGTCGATATAATGCTGCATACCGCCGTTGGCGGCGTTTTCAAGCAGTAGCCCCATCTGCGCGCCGGAGCGCCCGAAGATGTCCATTTCGATGCGGGTCTTTTCCTGCCCATCCGCCATCGTGGAGAGCTTATCGGCAATGTTCTGGAAGATGACCGTGCTATCCATCAGCGTACCGTCTGCATTTCGGTACGTGATGTGCATGTTGTCCATTTCCTTGGCGGCGTTGCCTTCCTTGCCGGAAACCAGCTCCAGATTCTTGCTCATCAGGTCAAGCGAACGGGTGAAATCATCCACCGACATGCCGGCCGCATCGGACATGAGCTTATATCCGGCGGCCTGTTCGGTGGTGCCTCCGAGTTTCAAGGTAACGTCTTTCAGGCTTTCGCCCCAATCCATCGTGGTCTTGATGGCTTCGACCGAGCCGCCCACCACCAGGGCGACGGAAGCAGCCGCGGCAAGCGCGACGCCAGAGACCGCGCCGAGGTCGCCCAGGAACGCCATCATGCCGACGGAGTCGTATTGAGTTCCAATTTTTTGAATAATTTTTTCAAGGTCTGGCATAGTTCATTCTCTGGGTCTGGTGAGGGCAATTTCCATAATAGCCCTTAGATTGGTTACAGTTGTGGCAGAGTATTTGAAATCCATCTGGATAATGATTGTTTCTCAGCCATAAATAAATCTTTCCGCGTCCAATCTGTTTCCGGTGTTCAGCGCCATCATTGTTTATATGGTCGATACACAAGAATTCTTGCGTGGTCTCTCCACAACACGCACATTTGTTGCCATAGTGTGCAAAAACTTCCACCCTTATTTGGTGATGATATTTTCTTGCGTATTGCGATTTCGGGTTATCGGAATAAGATTGTTTTTCTTGGTGTCCTTTGGCTTGATTGCAGTTGTGACAAAGCACCTGGAAACCATCCGGGTAATTATTTCTCTTGAGCCATCCTTCAATCCTACAATGTATACTCTTGCGGTGGATATTTCCACCACCGTCAATGTGATCGATGCCTAAAAACTTCTCTTCGGTTTCTCCACAGATTGCGCACTTGCCGCCGTAACGAGCCAATGCAGCTAATCTTTCTTCGTGGGTGTAATCCTTGCGCCATTGGCTTTCACGTTCTTTGAAGGCTTGAGTCTGACGACGCAGTTTCTGCTTTTCATTTAGCTCTTCATAGTGGTTGACTTTGTACGCTGCGTTTCGGGCTAATATCTCTTCGCGATGTTTCTTGTAGTCTGCCCGCTTCCATTTTTTAACTTGTTCCGGGTCGCGTTTTGCGGAGTGCGTCTTGTCGTATTCCTTGCGCCATGCCCTGCCCTGTTCTGATTTTTGATGACGCGCAACTCTCGCCCGCGTCAATTCTTTAGCATGTTTGCCCTGGCGCGCCAAAGCCCTGCACGTTTTACATTGAGACGCCAGGCCATCCTTATGAGATGCGCAAGATGAGAATTCGCCATTTGGCAATTCGTGTTTGCACTTTGAACAGACTTTTGTCTCTAATTCAGGCATTCGTTACCTTATTCAACTTTGCTTTGAACATTGCCATTCCTAAATTGATCCGGTTCGCTTCTTCGGCGGTCTGCATGGTGGTATCCGCCGGTTCAGGTATTAATACTTTTGTTCGTTCTGCCAGCCACGGCATGAAATCATTGGCGTCTTTCGGGTCTGCATCTTCCGAGCGGTGCGAGTTGTAGAACATGGCCAGCAGAATGGCGAGTTGCAAATCCTGCCGTTCCGCCCGGAAAGGCATCTGGTTGTGGTACTCCATCCAGCCGACATATTCGCTGGACGGCATGGCGAGCACTTCGCCTACGGTCTTGCCCAGTTCAACGGCTAGGGCATGAGAAAAGGCGGCTTCGGCGTCTCGGGTGCGTTTGGGGCTTTCGCGGGCACCTCGGGACGTTTCCTCAGGCCGGATATGATCAGGATCTCTTCGGTGAGCTTTTCGGCCACATCGAAGCGCAGGTCGGGCACATCCTCAATGGTGTGGAACATTGGCCCGCTGTCGCCGAGAACGCCCATCGAAATGATGAACTTGTCAAAATTGACCTGCTTCTCCTGCCCGAATTGCGGCTTGCCCTTGTCATCTATCTCCAGATATTCCAGATAAGCCAGGCGTTGCTTGACGGTCAGTTCGCGGATACGGACAATCCCGATTCCGTCGATCTCAATATCCCCCTCGCGTAAGTACGCCGCCTGTCCAAAGATGTCACGGCTATTGAGTCGCTTTAGTTCCGGGTGTTTCTCGTATTGCTTGGTCATTTGTTCCTCCTAACAGGATTGGTAAAAGGGCGACTGGTTAGGCAGCCGCCCCTTTACGCCGAATAAAATTAGTCTGACTATGAAGCCGTGCCTAAGACTTCCGACTTCACGGCCGACTTGGCTGTGATGCTGAGCGTGATAACGCTCGTGCCGCCCGCAGCCACCCACGTCACAACGCCGCCCGGGCTCGTGACGGTCATCTTGGCGGTTGTGGCAGAGTTCCAGGTCAGGTCTGCCGCGGGCGGGGTGAAGCTGAAGCCCGAGCCGCTCACGATGGCCAGGGGTGCCAGCGTCTTTGGGCTGGTACCGCTCGTTATGCCAAAGTCGCCTCCGGCAATGGTGACCGTATCGACCGGCGTGTACCAGAAACCGGTCTGGGTCGCGAAGGCCATTGCTCCGGTCGGCTCGATGGTGATCTTGAAGCGTTCCGTCGCCGGGCTTTTCGGATCCGGCGCGCCGCCGGGTGCGAACTTGGAAATCCAACCGTTGAAGGTGCACATATCGCCGGTCGTGAAGTCCAGTTCAACCGGCTGAATGGTCTTGTTGGTCATAATGAGCAACATGGCAGCCAGGGCGGACGCCGAGGTCAAAACCTCGATGTCGAACGGGCCGCCGTCCAACAAACCCGACGGGATGTTGGTCTTCCAGGCGGGCGACGGATTGAGCACGGTCGTATCCAGAACAGTCGTGCTGATTTCGGGATATTTTGGGATGGCCGTCACAAGCGCCACGGGCGTGCTGTTCAATTTTAGAATGGTACCTATCGTAGTAAAACCAGGCATGGCATATCTCCTTTTCTGCTAATTCTTGTTTACGGGAATGTTCCCGTGCATTGCTTGCTTACCGGCAAGTACCGAATCACTCGACATGCCGGCCTGTCCTTCGCCGCACCAATCGGTTTGTTTGACGGATGGCCAGATAGTTACCGCCCCGTTCGCCATTGGGTAGACCGTCGGCGGGTGCTTGCGACAAACCCCCAGGGTGGGATTGGTCATATCCGGGGTGTAAAACTGACAAAGTACACATGATTTTGGCATCATAGCAAACCTCCTAACAGGTTTTGAATTGCGGTCATGATGGTCTGGGTCAGTTTTTCCAACTGAATTGCCGGCCGCATATAGGGTTGTGCGGCCATGCCGGGGAATAATCCATAAGGGCCTTGGCCAGCTCCAGGAGAAGCCGCACCGCGCATGCCCGTACCAAATTCTGGATAAGGGGCATAGTCCACATTGACGCTTGCGGGATCGCCGTCCAGGAGACTGCCGGCATTCGACACGCCGCCGGCCGTGACGGTCGCGCCTTCAACGGTTTCCCACGCCCGGATGCTGTCACGTAAATGGCCGGTGCGAACCGGGGCCAGGTCTTTCGCCAGGTCACGGATTTCCCGAGCGGCGGCAATGTCGCCAACGTGCGTATTGAGCTTCTCGTTGATGATGTACATTTTCTCCATCGTCTGCTCGAGGCCTTCGGTTTTGAACTCCCAGCCGTCCATCGCTATATCTCCGTGAATACGCCAAATGTCAGGTTACAGCCGTTGAATACGTTGCCAGCCGGGTCACGCGTCGGGCCGATGGCCGGCATGTCCGGCAGCGTGATGGTTTTTGCAGCTGTGATCAGGTCGGCATTGGTCAGAATGGCGGTGTAGAGTGCGTCCAGTTTGGCGGAGAAATCTGCGTAGCTGACATAGTTCGCCAAAACGCCATAGAGGAAAACCCAGGTCATCTGGTATTCCATCTGGTAATTGACACTTCCGAGTGCCAGCGTCAACCGGGATGGTCGAATGGCCCGAACAAATCCGTTCGGCCAGGGAAACAATATCGGGCACAGGTTGCGGCAATCCTGCGGGATGCCGGACAGATCCTTGACGGTAATCCCACCGATCGGAGAGAGAGCCGCGATTGAAGTTGCAACGGCATTCCAACCGATCGTCATAGATGCCTCTGGTAGCCGTGTATGATGTCCCGTCCGAGCGCGCTGATATCATCTGGCCGAATGACTATCCCGGCCTGTGTGAACGTGATGCGCCCGGCGGAGGACTGCCCAAAGCGGCTGGAAACGATGTTGTTGCAGGTTTCGAGGGTCGCGAGTACCAGGTCATCTTCTACCTGCCACACATAGATAGGTGCTCCGTTCAGGTGGGTAGCAGCAGTTGAACCATTCTCGCCGCGTTGCCGGACGGTGTAAGGCGTACCGGTGGCAGAGATGATCAGCAGCTCGTTGTCGATGCGGACTATCTGTGAAGGAGTCAAGGTCGCCGCGGTCGAAAAACTGGCGGTCGTGGTGTCGGTCATGGCGGCGGAAAGCGTGCCGGCCTGCACCCAACCGCGAATGTCGTACTCGCCACGCTCGCCCCAGATGGCAAGCACCTGAATTACAGAATGCGTGTTGCCGGAAGCATCCGGGTACCACTGGTAGGGCGCAATGTCACGCAGATGAATATCTGTGATCGGATACTCATTCGCTGGAATGACATAATAGGCGGAAGACGGTACGACTACGCCGTTGCCGTTGGTTACTGTGATTATTTCAAGCAGGTCGGTATCCATGCGCAAATTGCGCAGGTCCAGACTGTCATTATTGGGTGTGTCAAACCAGCGGGTTTGTACCCACGGGTAGAAATGATGGTCGGTCTTGCTGTCGAAATATCTCGACACGGACGTAAGCAACCGCTCCAATACCGCCTCTTCAGGGGCATTGGCCGGGATGGTCTGCCCGCGCGGTGTGATGAACGCGAGCAGATCGGCCAGGGTTGCATATCCGTTTATGACAGTCATTGGCTACAGCTCGTAGTAAATAACGACCGAGCCGGTCAGGGTATTGCCACCGGATGCTATGACAACTTTTGGGTAGCCGTTCATGATCGGTTGGCAACGATCGCCGCCGGCAGTGGCAGTCAACGCCGCGCCATCTGCAACGGCGTTCATGATGTCACGCGGGTAGTAGATCGTATTGACCGTGCCGGCTGACGATTTGGTCAGCAATGGCCTGGAGGTATCGGCCTCGCAGGTGACGGTCACAGTTGCGCCCGTTGCAATCGTGCCTGGTCGGTACTCGATGGCATAGAGCTTGCCGAGGATGTTTGTGCCGACCGCAGTGGCGTTACCGCCTGCGTCAGTGGTAAGGGATAGCAATTGCCTACGCATGGTCATTGTGTGCCATCCTCGACTGGTACCAGGTCATCGGCCTGTTTACCCTTCTTGCCGCGGCTCTTGGTCTTTACTTCCAGTTCCGGCTCTTCTACGGCTTCCGGGACGGGTTGGCCGTCATATACCAGCGGAGCGTCTGAGTATTCAGCCGCGCCTTCAGCAACCAGCGCCCGGGCGTTGCCGTCCATGAATTCCCAGACATCACCGGCCATGAAACGAGCGCCTTCCGTGGCGTCCGATTGGAAGTCACGCAGAAATTTTACTCGGGTAGCCATGATTACCACTCCTGGTATTCGAGCTGTAGATGGCCTTGCCCTGCCACAGTTGCGGCAATGGCAGTAAGCCGAATGCAAATCATTGTGTTGGGCGGGATGATGGTTTTTAGCAGAGTCAATGGCTGCTTGGTGCCAACGGGCAATGCGCTGTATAGAACCACTGATGCCACGATGTCAACACCGGCGACGGTCGTGCCCAACATGACGGCAGTGGAAGTGAGTGTACCGCCTGTTTCCAGGTCTTCCACCATGTTGGCGGACAACAGTTTGACGGCGCGGGGAGAAAGCAATACGCACTCGTCAATGCTCGCGCCTGCGCCGGCGTCGTAATTGAATATTTGGCTTTTGACAATGTTTGTCTTGTCTTTGCCACGATTTACATATGCACGGGTCATGATTTTTTATCCTCCAGCTCCCCCTCCGTTGTTTGGGAGGGGGAGCCACTAGGGTTAGTCAGGATTATGGCGGCGGAGATTACACGCCGACATTGGACTAATTTAGTCCTAAACTCCTACATTGTAGGTGATGGCCGCGGGGTACTTGGTATCCCGGGAGAGCAGGCCCCAGCGCATCAGCGCCACGACTTCATAGGAGTCGGCATTGGCGATGCGATTGACCTCGATGGTCATCTTGCGCTTGTAGCCGAGTTTCCATTGGTCGGTGCGCACGCCCAAAATCGCGCCGGTGGTGTTGTTGGCCTGCGTGGTCGTATCGACCTTGCCCGCGGTGTTGGCCTTGCGGGGGTTGGTGGTCGAGCGGAAGTGCTGGAACCAGGACGGCAATACCGGGATGCCCCAGATGCCAGTCAACCAGCCATTTTCGAGCGTGGCGGCGGAGCTAACGTCCTTGGTCAGGACTTCCGGGAGCAGGGAGGCGGCTTTCAGCACGTTCGGGTCAACGATGAACAGGCAGTTCTTCGGATCCGCGGCGGCCAGTCCAGCCGGGCCCATCAGCCACAGGGTTTCGATAAAGTCGTTGATAGCCAATCCACCGGAGGCGGAACGGCTGTTGGCGGTGTTGGTGATCAGGCCGAACTTGCGCATACCGTCCAGCAGCAGGTACAGGTCGGTTGCGACAGGCGTTCCACCAATGCAGTTGATGTTGGTGGTTGCGCCGGTGGCGGTATCACCGTCAATTACGACATGCTCCAGCATTTCGCCGCCGGAAATCTGCAATTGCAGTTTCAGTTGATCGGCGAAGGGGATCAGGGAGTCTTCGACCAACTCGCCGGTGTACAGGACACGTGCGCCCATCTTGGCGATGGTCATCTGCTTGCGGGCGGTGACAGCCTGTGAAGCCAGGACAGTGGCAGCCGGGACGAGCAACGTTGCATCGCTCGCCGTGGCTTCTGCGACCTTGTACCAGGTCGGGTCGGTGCTTTCTACGGGGAAATACTCGCTGGAGAAACCATCCGGGATGATGACGGACGGGATCTTGGCAACGATCTGCCGGTTCTCACGAATGATGCGCCAGATCTCGTTGGAGTAGGCCGTGCCTACCCAGTCCGAACCGCCGGTGCTCAGGGTTGAATACATCGGGTCGGTCGCGGCTTTGATGGCGGCTTCCACGACTTCCTTCTCGGTGGACAGGCCGGCGGCCTTCATGGCGCCCTGGACATAGACACGATCTTCGTCGTTCTTGATGCCGGTGGCGCATTTCAGAGCCAGTGCCTGGATCATATTCGCACCGGGGCGTTCACCGTCCGGGCGGGGGTTGGCGCGCATCATATCGATGACCAGCGCCAGGGAAGCCGCATCCAGGTTGTCATACTTCCAGGTGGCGGCAAACTTGGCTTGGTAGGGCGCGCCATCACCCAATGGCAGGCGGCGGCTTTTGGCGGCGTCGGCCTTGAGGGCTTTGTTCTCTTCTTCGAGAGCCAAAACACGGGCGGTCTCGGCGTCTTTGGCGGCCTTGGCGGCCAGTACAGCATCGCGCTTGTCCAACAGGGCAAGCATCTCTTCTTCGGTCATGTCGATCTCCTTTTTTGATTTGCTTGATTTGGGTTTTTCCTCTTGGGCTTGCGCCACGGAGTTCACGGGCACGCCCGTCTCTTCCTCCGTCTCTGGCTCACTTGCGAGGTCTGGCAGGCTGATGCCTGCGGCTTTGTACAT